AGCTCGTCGCGCAGTCCGGAACCGTCGGTCGCCATCAGGCGCCCAAGAACTTGTGGTTCCAGGTCACGGCCAGGGAGTCGCTGGCCGTCTTGTTCACGGTGGTCAGGACGGCCCGACTGGCCGAGTTCGCCGCGGTGCTGGTGGCGTTCGTCCCGGAGTCATTCACGATCACGACCTCGTTGATCGTCGAGGACGTAGCTGTGCCCGCCGCCCAGGTCGTCTTGTAGACGGCGTTCACCCCGAGGCCTGCGCCGAGGTTGGCCGTCTGCGGGTAAGTCGCGTCGAAGCTCGCATTGCTGCCGGTCAGGTAGGTGACCAGGGCCGCACCCGTGCTGTTCTTCGCCGCGGCGGTCGAGCTGGTACCGAGCTTCATGCCGGTCATCGCGGTCGGCGCGCTCGCGTTGGCCGGGCTGATGCCGACGATCGCCTTGGTCGCGTAGTAGAGATCGCCGGCGTCGGTGATCAGGTTGTGGAACGGCACGAGCAGCTTGGTCCGACCGTCGCCGTCGACCAGCTCGGCGACGCCGTAGCCGACCATGCCGACCCCGTCGGGCAGCTGGGCGCGGGCGGCGTCGTATGCGGCGTGCAGGGCGTCAAGGCGCTCATCCGCCGGGGAGATCAGGTGCATGGTGGCCTCTCAGGTTCAGTCGGAGACGAGCGCGTAGCGCGGCGTGGTGCCGGTGTTAGGGCGGATCGTGACGCCGAGGTGGCGACGGTGGGTGGTGCGCACGCACAGGTGCGTCGAGCGCAGCCCGGCCGAGTCGTCGATCGTTCGGGTGTGCGCCGTGACCAGGTTCAGCACGGCGGTCACCGAGTCAGTCAGACCGGTCGTGTCGGTGGTCGCCCGGACGGCGGCCAGCGCAGCGGTCGCGGTGTCCGTGAGGCCGGCCGGGTCGGCGAGCGTCTGCGTGGACGAGTAGGTGACCGCGTCGGTGAGACCGGCCGTGTCGTCGGCCTGGCGCACGCCGGCGCCGGCCAGCTGCTGCGTCGTCGCGTCCACAAGGCCCGTGGTGTCGGTCGCCGCCCGCCCGTACGCCGCCGCGGTGGACACCTGGTCGGCGAGGCCCGCAAGGTCGGTGACCGTGCGGGTGAGCGCGCCGCCGGTGGGCGTCAGCTGGGTGGTCGCCGAGTCAGTCAGACCGACCAGGTCGGCGACGGTCTCAACGACGTCCAGGGCGAGCGGATCACCCAGGTCGGTCAGGCCGGCGGTGTCGCTGACCGTGCGGCTGATCAGCGAGAACAACGTCGAGGTGGCACTGTCCGCGAGCCCAGCCGGGTCGGTGACGGTGCGAGTCAGGGCGGCACCCGAGCCGGTGAGCTGGGTGGTCGCCGAGTCGGTCAGGCCAGCATCGTCAGCACCGGTGGCCACGATGGTGCGCTGGACGCCCGAATCGGTCAGGCCGGCCGGATCGTCCACGATGCGGGTCAGCGTGACCGCAGTGGCCACGGTGTCGGTCAGGCCGGCCGGGTCGGTTGCCGATCGGGCTATCGGGCCGCCGGAGGTGAGCTGCGTCGACACCGAGTCGGCGAGGCCGGTGGAGTCCGAGCCGTCCGCGGTGCGGCCCTGGGTGACACCTGCGTCGGTGAGGCCAGCGGTGTCGGTGACCGTCCGGGTGTAGACCGCCGCGGTGGACGCAGAGTCGGTGAGGCCGGCGACGTCGGTCTGGGTGCGCGCGAACACCGAGGCGGCGGTCGCCGTGTCGGCGAGGCCGGCCGGATCGTCGGCGGACCGCGTGATCGCGGTGCCGCTCGCCGACGGGACGATCTCGTAGACCTTGTACGCCCAGGCCGGGGTGCCGGTGCCGAAGGCGTCGAAGTTCAGGCTCACCGACGAGGCAGCCGGGGTCGAGTCGGCGGCCTTGCGCACGGCGGCGCCGGAGATGTTGCCCGCGCTGTGGAACGCGGTGATGGTGTCGGTCGAGGTCGGCGCGCCGAGTGCGTTCCAGTCGATCGCGGATCCGGCGATCCGGGCCTGGTCGTTCGTCGTGGTGACCGAGACGCTCAGGTTGTTGGTCGCCGATGCGGCCTGCGCCTTGCTCAGCACCGCAGAGGCGGTCGCCGTGCCGGTGTAGGTGGTGACCTTGACCGCGTGCGTCGAGGTGGTGCCCGCGCCCGACCACGTGGTGGTGACCGTCATGCCGGTCTGGGCGCCGGCGGTGTACGCCCACCAGGCCATCACGGCGCCGCCGGACGACCCGATCTGCACTGTGCCGATGGCGTTCCAGGTCAGGGTGCCGGTGGAGTCGGTGATGTTGGCCGTGATGCCGGACGACCCTGAGTCGGCGATCGCGTCGACCACGATCAGCGAGCCGGCGGTCGGTGAGAACGCGGCGGACGTGAGCGAGCTGGTGCTGGCGTTCGAGCTCCACGCCGGATCGAGGCCGACGGTGGGCATGGGCGGCCCCCTAGCGGTCGTAGGAGGTCAGGCGAGCAGGACGCCGCGGTAGCCGGCGGCGACCTCGCGCCACGGCCGGCCGGGCAGGATCGGTACGCCGTTGTAGCGAACCGTGTAGTCGTCGATCGCCTCGGAGACAACACCACTCGGGTTGTCGTAGAGCCCGCTGGCAATCTCCAGCGTCGCGAGCTTCACGTCGTCGGGTGCGGTGGCGTAGCCGTGGGTCAGGTCGACCTCGAGGGCGTCGGGCGGCCAGCCGTAGCGGTAGCCGAACCCGGCAGCCCGGTACAGGGTGTCTCCGCGCAGCACCCAGCCGGTGATGACGTTGCCGTTGATCCGTACGGCGGAGACGGCGCTGACCGGCTTGTACGGCAGATCCACCTCGCAGTTGCCGTACGCCGTGGCTTTGTAGGTGGTGCTGGTTGGCGTCCACCACGTTTCGGCGGCCGCGGAGAACTCGCCTGACGCCAGGGTCAGGGCGAGAGTCGCCGAGGCGGTGTCGAGGTCCTGCTGCAGGTAGGAGGCCAACTCTGACTCGGTGGCGTACTGCGCCATCGCTGGCCTCCTACCTGTGCAGTTGGAACCGACCCCACGGGTTACCCGGGCGGCAGAATGCTCGGCGGGCCGCTAGCCCGCGAGGCCGGTGTTCAGCGAACGGTGGCGTTCTTGCCGACGTCCTCCGGCGGAACTCCGGGCGGGGTCTGCTGGTAGCCGCCCGGTGTGCGGTACATGTCGGTGGTGTAGATCGGCCCCGGCATCGGCGGGGGCGGGATCTCGCCGCGGGCGATCTGCCCGAGCGTCTCGTCGTCGATCTGCATCTTCTCGACGAACTCGCGGGTCAGCGACGGGGCCTTGGCCAGGGCGGCGGCGAACAGCTTGTCGCCGCCGGCGTCCGGGGTGACACCCGGGGTGACCTCGGCCGGAATCCGGTCGGGGTCAACGCCCGGGACGACCGAGCCGGTTGCCGCAAGCAGCTCTTCGCCGTGGGTGCCCTGCAACCCCTGCGAGTTCGACTCGGAGAACGGCTTGCCGGACCGCGGGTCCACCGGCACGTCGCCGGGCTTGGTGGAGAACGGCGCCGACTGGCCCTCGGTGACGACCACGTCGCCGCGCACCGGTGCGCTGGTCACCGCAGCGTCGCCGGCGATCAGCTGAGTGCCCTCGGCCGAGCTGCCCGGCGCCGCCTTCGCGGGGGCCGCCTTCGCGGCGCTGGTGCGCGCCGCCGACGCGGCCTCGGCCTTTTCAGCGGCCTGCTCGCCGCTCTTCTGCGTGTCTGCCATGAGAAAGGCTCCGATCAGGTGGTCAGGGTCAGGACGCGGAACGCGCCGGCCGTCGAAACGTCGGCGCCGACGCGCCAGAAGGCGTACCAGGCGCCCTGGCCGGTGGGGCGCCGGTTGGCGCCGAGCACGACAGGGTCGTAGACGACCGACATGCCGACGCGGTCGACGATGTAGTACTGCCGCATGTCGCCGAACGCGAGCACCTTGGCGCTGTTGGCGAACGCGCCGGTGACCGACGTCGACTCCAGCAGCGGCTTACCGAGCAGGGTGGGCACGTCGCCGTTGTCGTTCACGATCGACGTGGTCGAGCCGGTGAAGCTCGGCACGTTGCGCAGGGCGTTGATCGTGGTCAGGTTGGCCAGCCAGACGTTGTTCGCCCGCGGTCCGCGCCAGCGCGCCGGCAGGGCGCCCATCAGCGAGTAGACCGAGGCGGCGGTCGGGCCGGTCGCGGCGGTGCCGGCGGCCGCGGCCAGGGTGGTGCCGCGGGTCATCACACCGAAGGGCTGGCCGGTGCCGGTGCCGACGGCGAACGCCGACTCCTCCAGGCGGTCCTTGGCGTCGGCGAGCAGCTCGGGCAGCTGCTGCGCGATGTCGGAGTCGCCGAGGACCTCGTAGGAGCCGAACAGGTAGGCGTCGGCCTTCTGCGGGGTGATCTTCAACTGGCCGACGGTCGGGGTGGCGTCCGCGGCCTCGATGCCTTCCGCGGTCCACTCGGCGCTGACGCCGGCGGAGGTTACGCCGTTCCAGTCGTTGGTCGCGGTGGTCTTGATCGTGGCGTAGGCGCGGTACGGGTTCGCGCTGCCGTTGTTGGTCAGGATGATCGTCGGGTCCAGGGTGAACGGGACCAGGTAGCCGCCGTTGGCCGGGGTCAGCGACAGAGCGGCCCGGGACGACATGCCGCCCGGGTCCTCCATGTACGACTGGAACGCGGCCAGGTACTCGGGGGTGCCGGTGATCAGCATCTGCCGGGCGACGGCGGTACCGAACCTCGCGCCGGTCTTCTCGACCAGCTTGGTGGCCTGCTCCGCGCCGTCCGGGGCGAGGGCCCAGTGGTCGGTGCGGGTCGCGTACTGCTCGATCGCGGCGACCGCGCGGGCCCGGACGTCGGACGGGTCGGCGACACCGGCCCGGACTGCGTCGAGGTTGTCGAACGGGCTGCGGAACGAGCGGCGGCGGCCGAGCTCCGGGGCGCCTCGCTCGACTGCAGCCGGCGCCGGCTCGGTGCTCTCCCGGTTGCTGTCGATCTGCGCCGAGCGCTGCACGTTGGCGATGCGCTCCTCACGCTCGGCCAGCGGCTTCAGTTCCTCGGCGAGCAGGTCGGCTTCGGCGAGCAGGTCGTCAAGCCGCTGGTGGGCTGACTCGTCGGCCTCGCCGCTCGCGTCGAGCTTCTCCAGGGTGGCGACATCGGATCGGATGGCTTCCATCCGGGTGCGGATCTCATCCGCGCGCTTGAGACCCATCGGGTCTACTCCCATCCTCGGGCGATACGAGCTGCGCGGATGCGCATGCTCAGCGGGATTGACCGGGAGTGGCTCGGGGCCGGGTCGTCGGTCGTAGCGTCGGCGAGACCCTGCTCGGGCGTGCCGGTGGTGTCCTCGGCCGGGTCCGCGGAGCTGTCCAGCTCCTGCGGAGTGACCAGGTCGTCAAGTTGTTGCAGCAGCGCCACCCGACGCTCGGCCGGGGCGGTCAGGAGTGCGCCGAGCACCTGCTGGGCGCGCACGCCGGTGATGGCGGCGCCAGCGAACGCGGGGAACGGGGTCGGGCCGAATTCGCGCATGGCGACCTCCATGCGGCGCACGGTGCGCAGCTTGCCGCCCGGGCCGGGCCGGAACCCGCCGGCGGGCCGGCGTCCGGGGTCGGAACGCAGGAACCGGCCGCCGTACGACTGCGCCTTGACCGCGCCCATGCGGATCGCCTCGAGGACCTCGTCGGCCAGGTCGGAGTTGCCGTACTCAGCGACGGTGAGCACGCCGCGCTTGTCGGCGCGGACCTCCACCGACACGCCGATCGGGACGCTGCCCCGATCTGACGGGGTGCCGGCCACCGTCATGCCGTGGTTGTAGATCACCGGGAAGCGGCCGCCGTGGTGCTGGATCGATCGGTTGAACGCGGCCGGGTCGTTGACCTCGTAGTAGTGGCCGTCAGCGTCCATGATCTCGGCGGGTTCGTTGAAGATCGCCGCGTACGCCTCGACGGTGCGGCCGGTACCGCCGGAGCGGATCCGGATGTCGTCGAGCGCCACGGCGCGGATGAAGTCGGTCATGATGTCCCTCCTGCGCCGATGGCCGGCTGGGCGGTGGTGCCGTCGATGGTCGGCTTGGCGGCGCCCGGGGGCTGCAGCTGGACGCTGAGCAGACCGGAGTGCACCAGCAGGCCCATGTCTTCGCCCTCGACCGCAGCGATCGCCGAGTCGGCGGTGAAGCCTTCGCGCACGAGGGTGGCGATCGTCTGCGCCTTGGACGCCTGGATCTCCGCGGCGTCCTTGCGGTCCTCCTGCAGGAAGGAGATCTCCTTCTCCGCGTACCAGAGCTCGGAGCGGCCGTCCGGCGCCGGGACGATCGTCTCCAGCGCCGCGAACAGGCCACCCCACAGCGGCCGCAGTGTGCGGTCGGCGACCAGCCGGCACGCAGCGCGGAAGTTGCCGGCGTTCAGCGACGAGCCGGCCATGCCCTCGCTGAGGGCGGCGACAACCGGGTGCACGCCGGACGCCGCGGCGATGCGGGTCTCCCCAGCGCCCTGGGTGGCTTTGAAGTCGAGCTGCTGCAGGTCCTTGCCGATCGCGGTCACTTCGGCGCCGGCGCCGACCGCCAGGGTCTTGTAGGCGTTGCCAGCGCCGGTGTGGCGCATCTCGAACTTGCGCACCCAGTCCTGGAAGTCGGCTTTCTTGACCTCGGGGCCGAACGAGATGATCAGCTGCGGAGTGGCACCGTTCTCGAAGAACGCCAGCTTGTGGGTGCTGGCCGCCACGTCGGCGTCGATCTCCCGGCCGGCCGCGGTCATCCAGGACACACCGCGGTAGGCGGCCAGGGGGTCGGGCTGTGGGGCCCATACGGCGACCTCGTCGGCCAGCAGCGGCACCGCCTCGCGGCCGGAGCCCTTGCCGCCCGGGTAGTACATGACGCCGAGCAGGTCGGCGTCCATGGCGAAGCCGGCCTCGCCGGGGTCCATGTCGGAGCCCAGCACCATCTCCACCCAGTCCGGGCGCAGCAGCATCAACCGGTCCGGGCGCTCGGCGCGGCGGGCGACGAACGCCGTGCCGGCCATGTCGGCGTTGAGCACCATCCGCGACGCCAACTGCCGGAACGTACCGCCCGGCCAAGGCCGCTCGAGCACGCCCAGGTCCGCAGTGCCATACAGGTTGCCGCGATCGCGGTTGCGCCACCGCGGCCGGGCCTCGGAGACCAGCGCCATCCGGGTCAGCTCGCAGGCCGCCACGATCGCGTTGCCCTTGTACGCCCGGTTGACCAGGGTCGCGAAGTCGGAGCCGATGCCCTCGTGCTGCGGATCCCACGAGGTCATGACGTTGTTCCAGTACTGGTTGCCCTGGAACAGGTGCCAGTCGTCGTGCCGGGTCGCCGGCCGCGGCTGCCGGGCAGCGCGAAGGAGGTTCACCACGGACCGTCCTCCCGCTCGAGCGGCTCTTCGTCGACGTCGTACAGCAGGACGGACCAGGCGATCAGGCCGGCGCCGGCGACCGCCACGCCCCAGCCGGGCGCGATGGCCCAGCCGATGCCGGCGGCGAGCAGGAGCAGGCCGGCGAAGAAGCCGAGGCGTGCGCGGGTGATCCGGGAGAGCCGCGGCCGGCGCGGGGCGGGGGGCTTACGCATCGAGCCACGCGGCCCAGGGTTCGCTGTCCGGCACCTCAACGAGCGCCCCGCCCTCGATTGCCTGGCCGCGGGCGGCGTAGGCCAGCACGGCAGCGACGGCGGCGTCGATCAGCTGGCCGGTGCCCTTCTTGGCCATCTTCATGTAGTGCGAGGCGATGTCGACCTCCTCGCCGGGTCGCTGCTTCTTGCGCGACCCCTTGACCAGCACGGCGTTCTTCACGTGCCGGGTGAGCGTCTCGTCGCCGTCGTGCAGGATCTCCCCGGCGCCGAACGCGGTGGTGAACCGCTCGATCGCCTTGTCCATGCGCTGCTCGACGTTGGTCGGGAACTCGACGACCTGCTTCGGCCACCGGCCGGCCCACGCGGCAAGGTAGTCCTGCCACCGGTACGGGTCGGCAAACATCAGCGCCACCTCGTAGGCCTCGAAGGTCGCCTGAACGACCTGGTCGACCTCGGCGTGCGGGACCCGCCAGCCGATGGCGTCAGCGGGCCGCTCCCAGGTGCGCAGCTGGAACAGCTTGCCGTCGGACAGTCGGCAGGCGATCAGCGTGGTCGCGTCCCGGGCGTTGGAGCCGTCGAAGCCCAGCGCAATCGAAGTTCCCGGCCGCAGCGTCTCCTCCTCCGCCAGGGCGTCCCAGCGGATCGGGTCGGCGAACACGGACTGGCCGACGACGATCTCGTTCAGGAAGTACCGCCGCCGGTCGGCCTCCATGTGCTTGACCGATCGGGCCTCGCCGAAGATGCGGCCGCGGATGTTCACCCAGCCGCCGCGCTCGCGCGCGCTGTCGCCGTACTGGCGCAGCAGCTCGGCGTAGAGCGCCTCGTCGTCGGCCAGGTCTTCGACCCGGTGCGGCTCGATCGCGTCCACGTAGGTGCGCTCGTCCGGGTTGTCGCCGGTGACCTGCGCTTCGGAGCCTTCGGACGGGTCCCACGCGTTGGTGAGCTCCAGCCATCGGCCGTCCATGCCGGCCACGTTCCGCTTGACCGCGCCGGCCACCTTCCGGAAGCCGCCCTGCAGCGTGAACAAGTGCGACTCGGTCATGGTGAGGAACGTCAGCGGGGCACCGAGCCGGGCCTTCGCCGATGTGGTGACCGGCTCGACCTTGCCGCCGCCGGGCAGCAGGCACCGGGTCAGGCCGACATCCAGGCCGGGCGTGTTCGCGACCGGGCCGAGCTGGCCCATCGCCACGAACGGGCGCCACGTGTTGTCGGTCTGCTCCTCCGACGTGCCCAGGCAGACGATCAGCGGCGTCGGGTACGGCGCGCCCACCGGCTCGCCGGCGGCGTTCCACCCGTCGAAGCGAGTCGGGCCCAGCGCCTCCGCCCAGATGATCGCCGCACCGAACGGATCCTTGCCCCACTTCTGGGACCGGCGCAGCTGCCCGCCGGTATAGCGCAGGGCGTCCGGGGCCGGCCAGGCCGCGGCGTGCGGGTACAGGCGGTAGAAGTGGACCAGGAACGTCCACATCTCGTCGGTGAGCTTGTAGGGCTGACCCTGCAGGTAGCCGTCCGGGACGACGCAGTGCGCCTCGATCCACTCGCCGACGTCGTAGCCGAGGGTCGGGAATTCGCCCGGCTCGGACGGGCCGCGCCAGGGCATCAGCTCACCGGGTCACAGACGAGCCAGCCACCCTCGGGTCCTGGCTCAACGCCGGCAGGCCGGTAGACGACCGCCTGCTGCCTGCCGTCATCATCGACACCACGGAAGACGACGAGGCCGTCGCGGATCTCAAGCCAGGTCGGATCGGCCCCAGCCAGCAGACCGAAAGAAACCTTGAGAACTCCAGGGTCAACGTCGAGGCGCACGGTGCCGTCTTCCCGGCGAAACGCCGTGATGCTGCCTTCCGGCATCATCCGACCGCCTTGATCCGGCCGCGGGCGGACTCCGCCGGCTCAGTGCCCTTCTCGGCGCGCTTCTCGGCGACCTCATCCGAGGCGACCTGCCACATCAGCATGCGCATCGCCTTCGGGGTGAGACCGAGCCGATCCTCCAACTGGCGGGCCTCGCTGAGAGCGTCCTTGTTCAGCTCCTCAGCAGCCAGCACGCAGCGGACGTAGCGGGCCACGACGCGTGTCCAGCCGTGTCGCTCCCATGCCACCGCCTGCGGGGTCGCCCACAGCTCACGCCACAAGTCGATCTCCGCCGCGGTGACCAGCTCCAACGGCCACGCCGGCGGGGCACCTTCGCGACCCTTCGCGGGAAGCATCTCCACACCGGGCCGGGCATTGCGACGGACCGCGTTCGGGTTCGGCGGAACAGACTGCACCACGGAGAGTCACCTCACTCTGAGTAGGCAGATCACGCTAGGTCACTCTGCGGAGTTGGGTAGGGCGTACACATTGCGAGGAGCG